AATTAAATGTTTTCATTAAGAAAATAGCTGATTTTTTAACCCTATAATTAACCAAAAAACAAGAATAGAAATGGGAAACACAAGTTTACAATTAGAAGATTTGAAAACATCAAATCTTCCTGAATTACAAGGATGGAAAGAAAAACAAGAAGCTTTGGTTATTGATAATCCCTATGTAGAGATTGTTGATAATAAAACTTATGAAGTTGCTTGCAAAAACAGGACGTCTCTTTTGAAAGGACGTACTGAATTAGAAAAGCAAGACAAGTTGATTGCTTCAAAATTATCTAATTTTAGAAAAGAAGTTAAATCTGAGACTGATGCTTTGATTTTAATAACACAGCCTAGCGAGGAAAAACAACAAGCAGAGGTAAAACGTTATGAAGGAATAAAAGAGCAGGAACGTTTGGAAAAACAGCGTTTAGAAGAAGAACGCATACATGCAATCAATGCGAAAATTGATGCTATTGAATCAGAAAGTTTTGCAATTATTCAAGCAATGACTTTTAATAATATAATCAAAGATGGTGCTGCAATAGCTTTGATTTGTAAAACAGATTTTGATTTCGAAGAATATGAAATTACTTATTGAGAATGCAACATTAGCTAAAATTGAAGATTTGAATGAGAAGGAATATCAAAGAATTGCCAATGAAAAATTAGAGCAGGACAATCGTATTCTAAAAGAAAAACAAGAGTTGCAAGCAAGTAGATTAAATGAGATATTCCCTTATATTATCTATATTAAAATGGGGGAGAGTGTTTTTATCGAAAAACTTTATGAATTAGAAGAAAGCGTTTACTCGGAACTTTTAGCTTCTAAAAAAGCTTTATTTGAAGCCGATGCAAAAGATAAGCAGGAAGCACAAGAACTATTGGAAGCCGAAAATTTGGAACGTGAAAACAAAGCCAAAGCGGATAAGGAAAAGATTTTTGAGATTCGGAAAGGTAGGCTTGAAGAAATTGGATTTGTTATGGGTAAAATAAACGATAGTTTAGATAATGATGTTTTTGTTCACGAAAATATTCTTTTGGCAACTTTAAAAGAAACTATTTTTGATTCGGATGCAATTGACTTTGAAACAATCATTACAGATGCAAAATTGGCTATTGAAAAATCTAAATCAGATGCAGAAGAAGCTGAAAATCAAAAAACGAAAGATTTAGAATTAGCTAAAGCTGACGCAATCAAAATGAAATCAGCAAACAAAGCACGTGTTAAAAAATATGCTAATGATAAATCAGTTTTGTTAGATTTTGTCAATAGCCTTGATTTTAGAAATCCAATTCCTGAACTTGAAAATGAGGACTTACAACCTGCATTAGATGAATTATTAAACGTGCTAATAGCGGTTAAATCAGATTTTGAATCAATCTTAAATAAATTTTAATTATGGCAATACTTAACATACGTCCAGTAGAAAGCGGACAATCAAAAGCAGTTTTAGGAATAGCAGGGATAAGCGGTGATGGAAAAACATATACTGCTTTACTAATTGCGAGGGGAATGGTAAATAAAGCTTCTGAGATTGGATTTTTAGATACAGAAAATAGAAGAGGTTCTTTATATGCTGATATTTTAGATGGACAATTTATGATTGGGGATTTGTATCCTCCATTTAGTCCAAATAGATATGCTGATGCGATAAAAGAATTTCAGGAAGCAGGCGTAAAAGTTTTAGTGATTGATTCTGTTACTCACGAATGGGAAGGCGATGGAGGTTGTGATGATATTGCTAATGGTCCAAAGGCAGATGGAACTCCAAGAAAAGTAGCTAATTGGATAGGCGCAAAGCGAGAACATAAAAAGTTTATGAATGTTCTTTTACAATCTAATATGGATATTATTTGTTGTATTCGTGCCAGAGAAAAGACAGACTTTAAAGACCCGACAAAGCCAGTTAGTTTAGGTATTTTGCCAATATGCGAAAAGAATTTTATGTTTGAATTAACTGCTTCTATTATGATGGGTAATCAAGGTAAAACGCAAAGGCAATTAAAAATACCCTCTTTTTTGAAAGAAGCTTTTGGAAATGGTCAAGATTATTTGGGGATAGATACTGGTAAAAAAATTAGAGATTGGTTGAATAAGGGTAAAAAAGATAGTCCTGAAATTCTCAAACTAAAGTCTGAATTTTTAATGGTTGCTGAGCAAGGAGTGAAAGCATTAGAGCAATTATGGAATACGTTATCCAAGGAAAATAAAATGGTTTTAAAGGACCACGTTAACATTTGTAAAGAATCTGCATTGGCTTATGATAATCAAGGAATGGAATCAGAATTTGAGAGTGATGATGAAAAATTTAATTTATTGACAAATTTAAGGTCAAAAACTTTAAAAAATCTTTCAGCTCAAGAAGAATTTGATGTTGATAGAATCATCAAAGAAAAAGAAGTTTCTTCTTATGACAAAGCAATTAAGTTTTTAACTTTAAAACAAACTAAACCTGATTTTATTTATGATAGCACAAAAAAATAGAATAGGAAGATTTACGAATAGTAATATTTGGAAACTCACTACGGATGGTCGTGGGGATATGGGTTTTGGCGCACCTGCAATAACATACATCGAAGAAAAAAGAGCAGAAAGATGTTTGGGTAGATCAATAGATTTAGGGGCGCATTCACAAGCTTTGACTTGGGGTAAGGTTATGGAAGTGATAGGTTTTGAGGAAGAAATGGGTATTAATTATACCCTTTGTTCCCAAGAAAGTTTATTGCATCCAAAGTATAATTTTTGGAGTGGGTCTCCAGATGCCAAAACAGTTGATAAAGCAGTTGAAATGAAATGTTTTTACCCAAAAGCATTTTATGAATTGTCAAGAGATTTGATGTTAGAGAACCGTGACAAAATCAAAGCAAACCATAAAGAAATTTATTGGCAAGTTGTAGGCAATGCGATTATATTAGGCGTAAACAAAGCTGAAATCATTGCATTCACACCAACAGAAAAACAATTGATTGAGGTTAGAGAAAAACTATCAGATACAGATTTTGCTTTAGAAAAATTAGGTATGATGGATTGGCAAGTTCGTTGGATTTATGAGAAAGAGCTTTACGAGTTACCCTATATACCAGGAAACATTCAATGGCCTAATTGTGTAAAGTTTGAATTTGAAGTTCCTACTGAGGATATTATTTTCTTAACAAAAAGAGTACTAATGGCTGAAGAGTTACTAACATTTTAAACAATGGAAAACTATCAAGAAACAAAAGAAGAAGCATTACTTCGTGTAGGTATGGCAAATAAAAATGATTATTGCATTATCTTTGACTTTGCTGTATATTGGGTAAAGGTTCAGTTTAGAGTATTTAGTGCTAATGATTTTAAGAAAGCGTTTTTAGAAAATCACGAAATGCCACAACAAGTAAATGTATTTGGATCCGTTTTTAATAATTTAGCTAAGGAAGGATTAATTTTTAGACAAGGAGCGATTAATTCAATTACTCCAGAAAGTAAGGGATGTTTAATTCGTACATGGATTTCAAAAGAGTTTAAAGTACGTCAACAGAATAATGCAAGAACAAAAGGAACTTTAAATATGTTTGATTAATGAAATTAACCAAAGAACAGCAAATCGGGTTTGACCAAATAGAACTTAGAGTAATACTACAAAGAGCTATTGAACTTATGGATGATTTAGAAATTAATAATCCAGAACCAAAAAACAAAAAGTTAAAGTCTCAGTTGAAAGCATTATATGGTCCTTTGGATAAAGAAACTAGAAAATATAATGATATTTTTGAAGCATCAGAAGAAGGTACAACTGCTTTTTATCAAACAACACAAGCGAATGCTTTATTAGTAATGAGAAATAATCTCTTAGATAAAAGTTTTATTTGTCAAGCAATGATGGCAAGAGAAATAAACCCAAAAGCAATTGAAGGTATAATTGACAAGATTTTAAAAACAAACAAATAGACGATAGTCAGGCGAGCGACTATTCTATTAATTAGAAACCCTACCTTGTGAATAACAAAGAGTAGGGTTTTTTATCGAAAAAAAAATAAAAAACATTTTATAATAAAAAAAATTATACATTTGTAGAGAATTAAAACCTTAGTGTTGTGAAACATCGAGTTGAAAATATCAAAAATCAGTTGTCTGCTTAATTGCGGGTAACTGATTTTTTGTTTATATCCTAAAAAACACATTATGAATTTTCCATTAGCGAAAGAAATATACGGGCAACCTTGGAGCATAGATGCAGTATCATTAATGCATTTATCTTCAATATTGAAAAACATTCAAAATGGAGTGGTATTAGATGCTCCAGAAAAAAGGTTAAATTCAATTAGTTTTTTAGAAATCAAAAATGATACTCGAATTCTAAATGATGAATGGGATTTAAACAATACAGATTCATTTGAAGGTATTGGAGTTATAAATTTGAACGGTCCTATTACTAAAAATGGAGGTATGTCTTCATTTGGAACAAAAGAGTTGTCAAATACGATGCTTTCAATGGCAAATGACAGCAGAGTAAAAGGATTTGTGATAAAAACTGATTCTGGGGGTGGTGCTACAGGAGCCGTTCAATTGATGGTGGACGCTATAAATCAAGTGAAGCAACTAAAACCCGTTTATGCTTTAGTTGAAAAAGGAGGAATGGCAGGTTCAGCAGCATACGGAATTATATCGGCTTGCACAGGAATATATTCAGAAGATGGGATGAATATAGTTGGTAGTGTTGGTACAATGATTAAGTTTAGTGGTAAGCCTCATGGCAATGTAGACCAAGATGGAGAGAAAACAGTTATTTTATATGCTTCTAAATCTACAGCTAAAAACAAAGCATTTGAGGAAGCTTTAAACAACGATAATTACGATATGTTAGTTAATGAATTTTTGGACCCAATTAATGAAAATTTCATATCAACAGTATTATCAAACAGACCACAATTAGCAGGAAGCAGTTATGATAATGGTCACACAGTTTTCAGTAAAGATGCTATTGGAACATTCATTGATGGTATTGCTAGTTTTGATGATGTTGTGTCCATGATTTTATCAGAGAAAAAAGTGAAAAATAATAGTTCAAAATCAAATATTAATTCAAATTCAAATAAAATGACAAAACAGGAATTCAAAAGCGAACATCCTACTGTTTATGCCGAAATTCTGAATGAAGGAATGGCACAAGAAAAAAACAGAGTAGAGTCTTGGATGGCATACTCAAAAGCCGATCCAACAGCAGTTCAAGAAGGTATTGAAAGTGGTTTAGAAATCACAACTGCACAATCACACAAGTTTCTTGCAAAATTAGCATCTAATGGGATGTTGGAGAACTTGAAAAATGATAGCCCAAAAGAATTGGCTACAAAAGAAAGCACAACAGTAGATAATGCATCTATTGCGGAACATCAAAGAGAAGCCACAGCGGCTTTTGATTTTTAATCATAAAAAAATAAAGATATGGCTACAGTAAGTGCAGTACAAAGAGACGCTACTAGAAATCAGAGTACAATAGATATTACAAGAAAAAACATCTTTACTTTTGGTAACAGATATAGAACTGCTATTTTTTCAAACAATACGGGTGGTTCTTTGACAATCAACTCAGGAAGTTTGGTATTAAGACATGCCTCACTTGCCGACACAATTATTCCTGCTATCGCTGGTGCTACTTTAGCCAATGTTATTGGGATATTATTTGTAGACGGGCCATTAGTTCTAGCTGATGGAGCAACTGCAAATGTAAATTATTGCATAAGTGGAGATGTAGACGCAGGGTTATTGACATTACCTGCTACTGTAACATTAGACACGGTTGTGGGAGCAAAAGCATTAAAAGATATATTAACTGATTTAGGTATCGTTCCAAACATTGTTACTGAAATCTCAAAAACAAATAATTAATTATGGCTATTTCAATTCAAGAACATAGTTCTCTATTGACTTCTAAAGTTATAGGTTCTTTCACAGACAAAAATCCAATTAGAGAAGGATTTTCTGGATTATTTCCTTCCGAAACAACTCCTACGCTTTATGTAGATATTACCGTTAAAAGAGGTACTGCTAGAGCTGCTGTGGATGTTATGCGTTTTGCAGAAGGTGATAAAACGAAGATGTCGGTAACTACTGAGAAAAAGTATTTACCACCTTTTTACAAAAAAGATTATGATTACTCTAAAGAAGATATTTATTTGACTACTGCTGCATTTGGAACAACAGGAAATAAAACTGCCAATAAATTGATGCACGATACGGCTTTGGAGGCTGTAATGTCAAATAAAGATGAAATTACAAGAGCAATCAGAATCCAACAAGCAAGTGTTCTTCAAACCGGTATTGTTGTAATTAAAAACGGGGATAATATTGATTATAAACGTAAAGCTGCATCTATTGTTAACGTTGACACATTAGGGGATTATTGGAGTGTTTCTGCGACTGCAACGCCTATAACTGATATTCAAAAAGGCTTGAAGTTTTTGAGAGAAGTTGGTAGAAGCGGTGGTTTAGCTTCGGTTAATGTAGTAATGAGAGATACTGCTTTTACTGCATTTATGAACGCTACACAAGTAAAAGATCTTGCTGATTTCAGAAGAATTGAGCGTATTGACGTAGGTTTTCCAATATTTTCAGAGGCGACAGGAATGGCTTATCAAGGGCGTTTAGCTGCTGGTGATTTTGTTGTAAATGTTTGGACGTATAATGAATTCTATGAAGATGCTTCTGGTAACATTGTCTACTATTTAGATGAAGGAAATGTGGTGATGATTCCAACTGATTTTGAAGGCAAAACTGTTTTTGGAGCATTGCCTGCTGAGGTGATGTCTACAGTTGGAGGGGTTACTGAAATCGTTCCTGGTATTGTTGAAAAAGATTTCTTATTGAGAGCTTATAGCGATAGAAGAACTTTAAGTTCTACTTTGGAATTAACTTCTGCTCCTTTGGTAATTCCTTTTTCAATTGATAAGATTTACACAATGAAAGTTTTAGCTTAGTCTTATGGCAAGGTATAAAATATTAGTGATAGCACATTGTTTGAAAAATAATGTGATTGCATCGAGTAACGAAATTATAGATGAATCCCAATTAACAAGTCCTGCGGAGGAATTGGTAGAAGCAGGATTCATTGAATTAGTTGCCGAAGAAGAGGAATTGGTAGATAAACCAAAAAAGAAAAAGTAAATGGGTAGCCTACTAGAATTAGTGAAGAGAGATGCAAAACGGTTTTTGAATCAAGGAGGGTTTGGAGAAGAAATTCAAATGACTACACCTGACAGAAATCTAACGATAACTTTTACTGGATGGGCTATAAAACACCATATTTCTTTTGATTCAGATGGTAATCAAGTAAATACCAAAAATGTTAGAGCCACCATTGACGAATCAGTCTTGGTGGCTAATAACTACCCCGTAAGAAATTCAAAAAAAGAAGTTGCCTTATTAAGACATTTGGTTTCATTTAAGGACAGTTCAGATGAAGTTAAGAATTACATTGTAAGAGAAAATTTCCCTGACGAAACACTTGGAATGATAGTTTTAATATTAGGCGATTATATACCTTAGAAAAATGGCTTTAATTACAGAAATTATACCAGCACAGGGATTTGAAGTTGTTCAAAACAGAATTGGAGAAATACTACTTACTGAATTGACACATCAAAAAAGCATTCAAGGTATTGAGAGTGATTTTGGGGTTTTCTTAGAGCGTGAAGAGCCTTATGATAAATCGGAAGATGTGATGATTACGGTAATGCTTCATGGTTCGGATTATGCAGGATTTACACAAAAAGATTCACAAGGACATACATCTTATATTATTGACGTTTTTGCAGGTGGAGCAGGTACTCCAACAGAGCAACCAAGTATCGCTGCAAGACGAAAGATTTTTGAATATGTTGGGATGATACGATACATACTTAGTAGTACAAAATATCAGTCTTTAGGTTTGCCACAAGGATTAATCGGAGGGAAATATGTCGAATCTATAAAATTTGACATTGACTTTTCAAATTTTGGAAATCACTCTAATTATGATGGTTCTTTTATTCGTTTTGCAAGGATATTATTTACGGTTAGAATACAAGAGAATCAAGCTTTATGGACGGGTATTCCGTTATTAGGAAATGATACTTTAGTGACATTAGACAATACTAGCAAAGGATTTCAATTAAAATTTAACAATTAAAAAATTAACAATATGGCTACAATTTCAACGGCTGTTGGTCTTGATAGAATTTCAAGAGTTAGTGGATATAATATCAAGAAGTATTTTTCCAATAACGATACCCAGAATTTGCCACAAATTATTGCAGTTTTTGGTGAAGCAAATACTGCGAATCAAGCAGGTTTGACTACTACAAAGGTAGAAGTTACAAGCGCGTCAGAAGCCGCTACATTATTTGGATATGGTTCTCCAATTCACTCAATAATGAGGATTTTACGTCCTAAATCAGGTGATGGTGTTGGCGGAATACCAACTATTATTTTTCCTCAAATTACAGATGTAGGGGCTACTGCTACAACAAGAGCTTGGACAGTTACAGGAACTGCTACAGCAAATGCTACTCATACGGTGGTTGTAAATGGTAGAACTTCATTAGATTTTCAAACCTATTCTTATTCTGTAGCTGTGGGAGATACACCTACTATAATTGCAGGAAAATTAAGAGATGCAATCAATGGCGTTTTGGGTGCACCTTGTACAGCAAGTTCTGCTGTTGGGGTAGTTACTATTACTTCAAAATGGAAAGGAATCACTAGTGCAGAATTAAATATTGCAATTGATTTTGGTTTAAATGCTGCAGGCGTAAGCTATTCACAAACTGCTTCTACAAATGGAGCAGGAGTTGTAAGTTTAGCCGCTTCTTTAGATCAATTTGGAGACGATTGGTATACTTCTGTAATAAATCCTTATGCAGATCAATTGGATGAATTAGAAGCCTTTAATGGGATTCCTTCTGAGATTAATCCAACGGGAAGATATTCAGGATTGATTTTCAAACCATTCGTATCTTATATCGGAAATGTATCAGGAGATAAAACAGTTTTAGCTGCAATTACAAATGATTCTGCTAGAATTAATCAAGTTACAAACGCTATTTGTGTGGCTCCAAATTCAAAAGGATTTACATTTGAAGCTGCGGCCAACGTGGTTAGTTTAGGAGCTGTTATTTTTCAAAACAATCCAAACTTAGATGTGAATGCTTTATCTTATCCAGATATGCCAATCCCTTCTGATGGAAACATTGGGGATATGAGAGACTACAATAACCGTGATTATTTAGTTAAGAAAGGTTGTTCTACAGTAATGTTAGTTAATGGAGCATATCAAGTTCAAGACTTGGTTACTACTTATCATCCTGATGGAGAATTGCCACTACAATATGCTTATCCAAGAAACTTAAATATCGACTTCAATATGTCTGATTCTTTAAGAACTTTGGAAGCTACTTTCTTGAAGGATAAGACATTGATTGCGGACAATCAAGTTGTAGAAGTGGATGGATGTATTAAACCAAGAGAATGGAAAGCTATTCTTTTTGATATGTTTGATAATGCTGCTAAAAAAGCATTGATAAACGACCCTGAGTTCTCAAAATCAAGTTTGGTAGTTTCTATTTCAACTTCAAACCCAAACCGATTTGAAACCGCATTCAAGTACAAGCGTACCGGAATTGCAAGAATCGAAAGTACAACTGCAAGCGCAGGATTTTAATTTTAAAATAAGAAGATATGGCAAATTTTGTTTTTGGGGATTGTGTTGAGATTACTTGTCAGCATGTATTAGGGCGTTTTAGCTACTTTCCTAAAGCTAATGAAAGTTTCACAATCGATAAAGGTGGTATTAGAAATAATGATGATGCAAATCAAATAACATCTAATGGTCAATTGATGATTCAAAAGAATCGCACAAGATGGTCGGTAGAAGGTCCTATTGCATTTGACCAAATTTCAGACGATCAAATGACTACGCTGAATCAAATTACAGAAAGTCCGATTACAGGTACATGGACATTTTCTTTCCTTTCAGGAGGAATTTACACAGGAAATGGAATGCCTGTTGGAGACTTACAAGGAGATTCAAATGCGGGTACAATGACTTTAAAAGTTGTTGGCGGTGGAATTTTAGCAAAAATTTCATAATAATAAATAACTAAAAAACCAAAATATGAAAACAGTAATTGTGAACAAGGAAGTTGCATTGAATGATTTAGAAGTATTTGTAAATAATTGGATTAAAAAACCAGTTTCAAAAGATATGTTAGAAAATACATATCCTGATATTTTAGATGCAATTGTCGATGGATTTTTGACTTTTGATGATGGTCAAGTACCAACTTTAAAACTTAAATCACCTATTAAGAATGATGATGGAGGGATTTTTATTTCAGAAATTACTTTTGCAACACGAATTAAGCCTACAACATTGGCTAATTTAGCAAAAGGATTGGATGTAGCTAAAGATCCGTTGAATCTTCAATTGAGAATGGTTGCAAACATTATCGGTCAACCTGTGGCGATTTTGGATAGTTTATCACGTTATGATTATGATGTTGTAAGTTCAGTATCAGCAGTTTTTTCGTAATTATGATGTAGATAGTTTGGACAATGTAATTAAAAGCCTTGTAGATTATCATCATTGGACACCACAAGTAATAAGCGAAATGTATTGTGATGATTACGATTATTTAGGTCTTTTTTATTGGTATTCTGAATTAATACGCATCAACAAAGAAATGAAGAAAAAATAAACTAAACCTCTAGTAGCTTAAACTGCTAGAGGTTTTTTCTTAAAACAAAAAAAATATGGCTACAACAATGAGGGTTCCAACTATATTTACTGCGGTGGATAGGTTTAGTGGGGTTGTAAGTAGGATGTCAAGAAGTGTTTCTGCTTTTGGAGAAACGGCACAAGCAGCTTCTATGCGTGCTAGTAGAAAAATGAATGATTATGGGTCTTCTATGCTTACTGCTGGAGCAGGAATGGCGGTAGGGATAGGTTTAGTAATTGACCAAGCATCTAAATATGAAACTGCAATAGCTAGTTTGGCCGCTGTTACAGGAACATCAGTTGGGTCAATGAATAAAGATATTGAAAGTTTAGGTTTAGAAACAAGTAGGTCTGTAATTGATATTGCCAAAGGCTTTGAAACAATTGGATCAAAAATGTCTGAATATTTAAAAAATCCAACTGCTCTAAGAGAAATTGCCAAACAATCAATATTACTGGCTGATGCTTCAAAAATGAGTATTGAAGATTCGACGGATAATTTAACTTCAATTTTAAATCAATTTAAGTTAAGTTATAAAGATGCGAATAGAGTTATAAATAAATTGTCTTCTGGGGAAGATATTGGGGCTAGTACCATCTCTGAATCTGCGGATGTAGTTAGACAATTTGCAGCTTCCTCAAGAATGGCTGGAGCTAGTTTAGAAGAGACTATAGCTTTGGTTCAAACAACGACAAAAACATTGGGTAAAGATGGCGTAGGTAGAGGTTTTAGAAATTTAATGGTTGATTTGAATACGGGTAAAGGAATGGATAAAAATAAGCAAAAAGCATTAGTAATGGTTGGAGCTGATATAAATAAAATTATTAACCCTACTACAAAATTTATAGATAAATTAAGAGAAGTAAAAAAATTGCTTTCAAACAAGCAGGCAATGGGAATGTTTTTCAAAAAAACAGGATTTGAAACAGGGGCTACATTCTTGAGTAGTTTTAAAATGTTTGAAGATTACTTAAGTTTTATTGAAAAGAATAATACTGCACAAGCAAAAGCCGATAAAAATAACGCAACGTTTTCAAAAAAACTAAAGGATTTAAAAAACACGATGATATTTTTAGCCATTGTAATAGGCCAAGCTTTATTGCCTTTAATCTCAAAATTGGTAGTTAAATTAATTCCTATTATCAAAAACCTTACTATATGGGCAAAAGAAAATAAACGTTTAATTAAAGCTGTTTTTTATTTAACAATAGGATTGCTTGCGATGGGTGTCGTTTTAAAAGCAGGTGCTTTTTATCTTTTAGGATATTCTAGGGCATTGGCTATTGTAAATATTGCTACTAAAGCGTATACTTTTTCTACAATGGTTATGTCTTTTGGGTTAAGAGGCGTTACTGTTGTTGCTTATGAAGCAGCTATTGGTCTTTGGGCTACTGTGTGGCCTATGTTAGCATTAGGACTTCTTATTTGGGTAGTAATAGATATGGTTCAGCATTGGGAAGATTGGAATGATATTATTATGCTTTTGATAGGTCCTTTAGGATGGGTTGTTTTATTATTAGAAAAAATATCAAAACATTCTGATAACATTAGTAATAAATTTGCTTTTGAAGGATGGGGAAGTGGAATTAAAGCTATTGGAGTAATGCTTGAAGATTTAATATTATCACCTTTAATCGGTATTTTTAATATAATGGGGAGATTAACGTCTTTCATCCCAGGTGTTGGTTCTTCATTTAAAGAAATGGCTGTTGATTTAGAAAGTGTTAGAGATAAAGTACCATCAGAAACATCAATAGGAAATGCTACAGGTTCAAATCAATTTAGCACATTTGGGGGTTTAATGCCACAATGGAATACAAATCAATCACCTAATTTAGCAGGAAGTAATATGTCAAGTGTGGAATCTAGTTTACAAGATATGCTTAAAATAATAGAAAAAGGTGGTGTGTTAGAATTAAATCTAAACGCACCTCCAGGAGTAGTTGGTAGTGTGGATAATTCTAAAGCAACAGGAGTAAAAGTAAATTTAGGATCAACCCAAGGGCAACGAGGAAATAACTAAAACTATGCAAACAACAGATTTATTATTATACGAAACAGGAAGTGGAGGTGATTTAGCCATTTTAAACAATGATTTAGTTATGGCCGAGGCATTATACCAACAAGTATATTTAGCTTTGTTTGGGGGTAATGTGGAGGCAAATACAAAGACTAAATACATTGAAAGCGAAGAGCGTTTTGACTATTGGGGCAATAGTTTGATTTGGAATGTAAAAACTACAAAGCAATTCAATTCAGAAACGGAGCGAGCTTTACGGAATAACGCCTTGAATAGTTCGGGGCGTTTGGCAATTTTACAAGCGGTTAATACAGATTTGAGTTATTTAACTTCGCTTTTATCCTACTCAGTTGAAGTTTCTGTTTTGAGTGTGAATAGTTTAAAAATAACAGTTAATTTTACACAGAAAGGAAATCAACAAAATAAGGTATTACAATTAGTTTATGATAATGCCAAAAATGAATTAATAATTGAAAAAATAATTTAGATGAAGCCGATACCTAGTAT